GCACTGGTTTTCCAGTTCGTGAAAAACACCCATCCTTCGACACGAGAAGACGAACCCCATCGAGTTTCGGTTGGACGTAAAACGGTTCCGAAATGTACTTGTGTCGATCCTCCCACTTATTCGCCAACATCGGCATGATGTGTGTCACTTTCGTGTTTTCGTTGTTCCACATGGTCTGCGCACGCGCGAGTGCTTTCTCATAACCCGTCTTGACGTTCGTTCGCGACGTCGTCGTCTTTCCACCAATGAGTCCCGTGACTTTCACGATGTCCGCCGTTCCATCACCCAAATCTTCGACGTGAATATCCGTAAATCTCTGACGTCCATTTTTATCATCGCGCACGATCCGTTCCATTATTTTCTCCCTCTCTAGTAATGATACCAGTAGTTAATTACGGTAGAATGGCGCGACTTAGGCCTCCGGAAGCCTCGTACGTACCCATGAACGCAAACACGTTCGCGATCCTTATTATTATTTTGTGTATTCTCGGGTTGTACAGGCGTGCGGTGATTATCGGTCAAGCGCGTGCGCGATCTGATACTTTAGACACTTTGATGCCGACAAAAAGAGGTCTTTCTTCATGAGTTTCTTAAACTTATTTTCAGGGATCGTCGTTTTTTCCTTGTACATCTTTTTGAGCGCTTTCATGAACTTTTCACACGTCTTCGCCTCATTCTTGAGGTCTTGGTATTTCCCCCAAAACTCCGTGGAAAGTTGATGAATCAAAATGTATGCATTCGGACCCATGCGTCGCTCAGCGCCACCGAGAAACATGAACGTCGCGGCGGAACAGCACGCACCTTGCGCGATCGTGATCACTTTGACCCGAGAAGTTTCGAGTATATTCTTCATGGCCAAGCCCGAAAACATGTCTCCACCTTCGCTCATGATGTGCACACGAATCTCGGGTTCGTAGCCGATGAGATCCGCCTTTTGTTTGAGCAATTTAATCTCAAGGTTTCGAAACGCAGCAATGAACTCGAGTGAATTTTCGGACGTGATTTCACCGTAGAAGTGAATCTCATTTCCAATAACTTTCGTGGTACTCGGCTCCTCCTCTTCAGCTCTTTCCTTTACGGCATTCATGAGTATGTTTTCGATCGATTGCATGCTTGAGTGCTTTCTTTACATGAGTCACGTGCTTTGCTTTTAATTTACTTGAAATGGCGAGATGGTTCATGACATCGAAATCTTGTGGCGTGATGCCATAGTCCACGAGAATCTTTGTGTTTCCGTATTCCGCGTGTTTTTTCAACACACACAAAGAGTCGATGTCGAGATTCGTGCGTGTGTGAATGTCCCGAAACTTTTGGTACCGCATTTTATAGTTTCCATATTTCGTCCAACAGCTTCCGGGACGGAGTGTTTCGGGACGAAGACGATCACCGAGATATGCGTGTGGAATCGTGATCGCGTGGAGTGAAAAGAATGGCATGAGTTCCCACCACCCGTTATATATCGCCGCGTCGTATACGTCAGCGTCGGCGAAGGATGTAGCGCATCGAGCCACGTCGACGTGTTTCGAATTTAAATAGTTTTCTTGAAAAATATTCCACATGTTTCCGTGTTCGGTCAAAGATTCTTGAAATCCGATGGGTTCATCGGAACACAAAATGTCTGTGATAAATTCTTTGGGTGTTTTGAACTGATCTTTATGATCAAACTTATTGAGTGTATTCTTAAACGCACGAATATCTCCACGCGATGCATGCGCGGCGACTTCAGCGTCGTGACCACACGCGATCGTGAGTAATTGATCGACCGTCGGTAAAGGAATGATGATCGTTTCAAAGTTTGGGTATCCGATACACACATCCGTTGAGACCACAACCAATGAACGCGGCGTCAATCGATACCCATCGGATACACGGTCGATGAGACTCTTGAAAGGATACTGTGATGAATCATAGTTTTCAATAATGAGATGTTTCGATGTGTTTTGTATGACATCTAAAAAAACACTCTTCGAAGATACGTGTTCGGGTATGAGTTCAATGCTATTCGTATCATTGAGGAGACAACTCACGAGGTGTGTCTTCCCAACACCGGTCCCACCACACACGAACACATTCTTTCCGTCTCGTAAATACGATTCAAGTTCTTTAAGTTGTTCCGCATGTATCGTCGTTTTCTTGTCGATCTTTTTTTGATTCGTTATTTTAATGAAGGAATCCATTGACGATCTTACTAATCAGGCCATAGATATGGTGCTGAAAAATAACGCACTACAAGAACGTATCGTAGAACCTTTAAGAAGGAAAATTGTACCATACGCGGTATGTGCGATTGTGTTTAATCTTTTAATGTTCGTGCTCATCGTGTATCTTGTTCGTCGAGTATCTCGCCTTCCTCCAAGTCACTCGTAACGCTCGGTGGTGGTGTTCTTGGTTCAAGCAACTTTACAACACCTTCGAGTGGACCACCACGTGTGATCGCTTTAACGGTACTGATCGTCTTCGGCTTGTCGATGCGAAGTTTTGGAATTGCGCGCACGTCCAAAATCTCTGGTTTCGTGAATACATTATCGAGTGGGTATTCCTTTTCAAAGTGTAAGAGAATATTGGTCGGAATCGCCGGCGACTGTTCAATCAGGCGATCATATTCAGTCTTTGTATTGTTCACGAAATCTAGACCATCTGAACTTCGTTCTTCACGCGCGAGTGCCAACGTCAAGCGCACGTTTCGTGATAACAAGCCATACGATAACGCCGCCGCCTTGTGATTCTCCATCAGTTCGTTAATCTTAAGAAATTGCATGATCGTCGCGACAAGACCCGCGATAAGATTCAAGCCACCAATTACGGATGGGACCATACTTCTCACCGATTCCGGAAATTGCTCTTGTGCAAAGTTTGCCGTACCAGTAAGAGTCGATAGTACAATGACAGGTAGAGTAAATCGCATACTCAATTTTTTATACATGAGAAATGCTCTGTGATGCATATATCTGTAACTTCCAGAAGCTTCACCCCATTGTCTCAAAATGGTTTCATGTTGATCATTCCAACTCTCCCCCCTGAGTTGCATCTCACGTCTGCGTAGTGTTTCATCATCAATAATTTCTTCACTCATCTTATAGTAGATGAACATTATATTCGCTATTCATCTCTTATTCATCATCGCGATGTTAATCATACCATTTACAGGCACGAAAGAACACCTTGAATTTTATGCACTTCTCGTACCTTTCCTATTCTTTCACTGGACGACGAATGACGACACGTGTGCCCTTACACAATTTGAAATGTGGTTCACGGGTAAAGAGAAATACGAAACGTTCATGGGACGTGTGATGCGTCCAATCTATAAAGTCGATGAACACGTGGCGAATTATCTCATCAAAGTGACTTTCTTTTTCTTATGGTTGGTGGTACAGTTTAGGCTCGGTCGCCTGGACGATGCACTCGCGCCATTAAAAATTCTCCGTAAATAGAAATGAAACAAAAGACCCTGACGCGTCTTTTACTCGCGGCGGTCATCGGACTCGCCGTACTCGTGTATTTGAAACAGCGCCCAGTGGTCATCGTGCGTCAACGTGCACCACCAGCCATCGTCCAGCGAAGACCCATTTCCACGCGAGCCCCAGAATTCAGGGAAGCACCCATTAAGAAGTATAAACCCGGACACACGCAACACATGGGACTCTTGATTGGAACGAATAACGAAACGCTTCCATTGTACGGTCGTGAAGTGCGTGGACACCGGGACAGATATCATTACTATACGACGACGTCAGGTGAAAATTTATATCCTTTGACCGTCTCACACAACGGTCGTGAGTGTACCGAAGACATTGGATGTCCCGAATTCTATGGAAACGAGAGTGTCGGTGTCCTCACTAAAAATGGCGCATACACGACAAAACTGTATCGTACCGATGACTTTTTTTAAATCTCTCACTCTCTCAAGATATGCTCCGATATGCCGCCCTGAACCATGAATTAGCAAACGTTATACAACGCGTCTACGCGCGTGGATCCAATATTATTTTGGATTACGCACGCGAGAACTGCCCGTTATCAGAAGCCGACCACGTGTCAGCCGTGACGACAAAAATCATGTCCAGTGTTCCGAGCGCCATGTTTGCCTTGAAATTAACATCCTTTGGATCGAGAGAATCACCCAGTCGAGCGAATACCCACACGCGTAGTGTGATTGAACACGGTGTTCGTGGTGGTGGACGTGTATGTATAGATGCCGAGGATGTATTGTACCCAAAACTATGTTACGAATACATGCGGACATTTAATCGCGAAGAGCCACGTGTGTATAAAACCTATCAAATGTACCGACGTGACGCACTCAAAGAACTTGAAATGGATATATGTACGTCTCAAAAGGATGGATTCATACTCGGTGCCAAGCTCGTGCGTGGAGCGTATCTCGGAAAACAACGAGGACTGCTTCCGACGAAGGACGCCGTGGACGCCTCCTTTCGCCGTGGATTTGACATGACACTCAGCGCAGGACCACACGTACACACACTCGCGGCGACACATAACAAGCAAGACATTCAAACCATTCGATCTGTACCACACGATCGCTACGCCATCGCACAATTGCTCGGTATGGATGATGATTTTCCAGACTATGTGTACGTGCCATATGGATCCCTAAGTGAATTAACGCCGTATTTATTTCGGAGACTTCTAGAAAGACTAAAATGGTCCGGACACTGAAACGATTTGGATATTGGTCACCACCACCGTCAGGACCCACGCGACGCCAACGTTCGATCGTCGCGGCGTTGAAGAGAGAAGAGATACGTCTTGAAATTACACGTGTCGCACTTGAACAAGTCTACGTCGCACCGTATTTCAGGGAACAAAAACAAATAACACCTCGACAAATGCGTTTAAAAATGATACTTGTCGAGGCATTGGATATCGCACACGGTCTATGTGAACACGGAACGGACCAAGAGTGTCGATGGGCATGGGAAATGGTTGATGAAATCGATGACGCCGCTACGAGAGCTGGTGTATATTTTCCTCGTATATATTAAATGGACATCAAAGAAAAGGCCAAGCAAATAGGCGTTCGTGTCACGAAGGATGTGAAAGGTAAACGCGTGAAACTCTCTGATAAAGAACTTAAGACGAAAATCATGAATGCGATGAGCCTTGAAAATCAGGCCAAACACGCGAAAAAGTTTATCCGCGTGTGTCGAACGGTCTTGGCTGAAACGCAACCGAAGGCCCCGAAGGCCCCGAAGGCCCCACCGGCCCCACCGGTCCCAAAGAAGACGTCGTCTTCACCAAAACGGACCACTAACGCTCGCGCTGCGCTCATGGCGAACCTCAAGGCAAATCTCAAGCGACGAGGTCTCATGAATAATTAAATGAATGTAATACCGAAACGTCTCGTCATGAATCGCTGCGCTTCCTGAATCGATGGTTGGCTCCATAGATACCATCGAGACCAAAATCCAGCCGTCGCGACACCCCCGAGTCGCCACTGTTCTTTATCACTCGTATCAACGGTGAGCATGCGCGTATGAATTTTTTTGGGATCGGTTTCAGCGATGAAACGTCCACCGTGTCGCACGACATATGAACGCATACGTGAGGGATTCTTGTGTTTGGTGTAGTCTGAATATCCACGGGCACCAAAGTCAACAGTCCTGTTACCGGGTAAAATAACCCGGAACTTCTTCTTTCGATCCGGGCTTACAATAATTTTGACGCGCATTGGTACTTACTGTGTACCAACATTTACTTTTGACACATCGCGCAATACCCCTCCTCCTTCTTTTCACCAGGCAAAAGGAACAAACGTTCATTACCACGCTTCACGAGGAAGAGGTGGTCGTACATGTGCAAAAGCGCGATCGCGAACATGATGGTCGTCGTGACCGGCTTGTTCAGCTTTCTGTATTGGAACGCGACGTACGCGACCAAGGCCATGATGGTCCACTGAATCATGGTAAATCGTGGAACAACGAATCGGCGCTTCATGTCGGGCTTATCTTCGGTCGGCTGAGGGGCAAACATTTCGGATTGCTTGTATCCAGGCATTTTTATTATGTACGAAGAAATTAATGTGGGTGATCATCGTGGTCCTGATCCTGTGTGATTTTTTTAAGGCACCGATCGATCTTTTGTATTTTCAAAACCCGTGGCGACCGCTCGTGGGTATACGAAACACGATCACGGATATATTCATGCATAGACAACGGTACAATCATAACGATTACGATAGTTTATGGAAAGTCAAGGCAAACTTTTGGGCGATTCGTCGTGAATTTTACAACGTCTTTTCGAAAACACATAAATACTATTTCCACGATCTCGATAAATGGTTCGAGAAGAAGAATACGTATTATTACTACAAAGTGGAAGATTTTCCAAAGGTGTATGCACTTTTAAAATCGATTCCATGTGTAGATGAAACCACTGCCGTGTTTTCTGTGATCGAAGGTCCCTTAACCATTCCACCACATCGGGCCGAAAGTAATACACAACTGCGATACCATCTCACGATCGAGAGTGGAAAAGATTGTCTATTAGAGACGGAATACGGTGTGCACATGCACATGACGGGTGAAGAGTTTCTCTTTGATCACGCGCGCTACCACGCCCTTGAAAAGCGAGGTCACGCGCGACGCATCACACTCATCTTAGATATTCGCCGGTACTAATCCCGAAAACATCTGTGTGGCGTCGGTAAAATAGTCAAACGACGCGTCGACGAAATTACCGCTATAGTTTCTTTGAAGAATGACATTCGTATCGACGAGAATGTACATGGCAAACACAATGACAAAGGCTTTGGACAGTGCACCCTTCTTTTCCTTTGACACGACCGCGCGACTGACCATGAGACCAATGAGACCCACGAACAAAAGAAGTGCTAAGGGGAAGATATCCACATTGAATTGGACGGAAATTACACCGAGCGCGAACATGGCGACGAAAACACCGAGAATATCACTGAGCGTTTCTTGGATGGTATCCTTGTCGAGATTACGCGCAGCACCGAGAATTGAACCAAACAAAATGGAAATAATCGTGAAGAGTACGAATCGAACTTGAATGGACAAGGTTGCAAAAACCATGGCGAGCACAGCCATGAGAAACATGAGTGTGTACATAAGAATGTTACGCGCGACGTGCGGACTGCGTTGCAAAGCCGCCGTGTACGCAATGCTACCCTGAAGAATCAGGTTCGCGAACACCTTGGACATGAATGGCGCCTTTTGTTTCAGGAGTTCTTTCATTATGTATTAGTTGGAGATTAAATGTTTGCGACACACAGCCTTGTAGATATCTTTCCCACCGACGAGTTCAAGTGTGTCATCATCGACGATACGTTTCGTGAATGGTCCGGGTGTTCCATTTCGACAATCCATACACAGCGCCGATAGTTTTATGACATCACTGGCCATGGGTATACAATCGAGCACTTCACCAAACTTATTCTGACGATAATCACCATCGAGACCCGCAAGTATGACAGACTTTCCGAGAAAGAGACACATCTCTACAAATTCTTTGAGATTTGTAAAAAATTGCGCTTCATCTACGGCGACGATATCGGCATCGCAAAACTCTTGGCGAATGATACAGTGTGAAATGTGTGGAACCTTGAGACATGGAAACTGTACACCGTCGTGTGTTTGTAAAACTTCTTGTTCAGATCGCGTGTCCTTGTTGGAATTAATGACGACAATCTTCTTTCCAATGATCTTATAGCGCTTAAGTCGTCGGATAAGTTCAGACGTTTTACCTGAAAACATATTTCCCATAATAATCGTGAGCCCCATTGCTCTTGGAATAAAATAATCTCTACTTTTTATATGCCTGACATTCACCGGTGTACATTGAATGGTCGATGTGGATGGATGTCCGTGTCTACAGGCCGAGTTCGTTTCGGCAATAAAATATTTCCAAACATTCTTGCCGCTGTCAAGCACCTAAGTCACAAGACGTAATTGCATTTTTAAGTTCAAAAAATGCCCCTCACCTCCGAAAAGAAGCAGTTCCTCAAGAAGATCGGTGGTGGTCTTCGTGTTCTCATGAGTTCTTCGTGCAAAGCTGATGAGATTGACGCCGACCCAGAGTGCCCCATCGAAGAATGCATCAAGGAGAATCTCATGACTCGCGGTCAGTTTTCAGAAGTAAAGTTTGATACGATGGTGGATACCGCGCGTGATGAAGATCTCGTCAAACTTCTCAGATATTTTGACGACATGGACATGTACATGAAGCGCGTGCACTACGAGGCAAGTTTGCCTACGAGTGATGATGAATATACATCTCTCATCGACAATGGAGAGTTGGTGACTTTTGATGATTTTATTCTACACAATAATTAAGATGACTCTCACGGATCAGGAGATTGTCAAGAAAGTGCGGGAGCTGCGTAAAACGAGGGGTCCCACATATGCACCCCTTAAATACTTTAGAGGTCTCAAGACCCTCAAAGATGTAGAAACTAGGTACACGAAGATGCTCAAGAAGGACTACACACATTTCAAGACGGACACGGGTGTAAAGACCCGAACATCCTCGTATACTCAGCGTTTTAGAAGGAAGTATGGGTCTAACGTCAAATCACTTCCAGAGATTGCAAAAGCGACAAAGATTCCATTGAAAACACTTAAAACCGTATACGATCGAGGACTCGCCGCGTGGAGAACCGGGCACCGACCGGGCGCTTCTCCACAGGCGTGGGCGTACGCGAGAGTGCACAGTTTCGTCATGAAAGGAAAAACGTGGCACACAGCGAATGCAAATCTACACAAAGTTGAAAAGTAATTCACGCGGCTCTAATGGTTTGTTTAGATGATAATTGTACATATGAAAATAAACATCCATACCCTCACTAAAATCCATGGACTTCACGAACGCGTGATTTTGTCCTATGTTCGTACACAATACAACATTTACTTTAATCGCGTGACAATATTGAATTAGAGCTTTCACAGCTTCGATATGATATGAGTTTTCACATAAAAGTAGCGAAATTTCAGCGACTTTACCACGACCATGACGCAAGTCATTTATAGAAAACATAACGATGCCTCTATTCTCACCCCCCACGTCTATGACTAACGATTCATAGACACTGTCTACCGACGTGCACATGTATTTCATTTGATTCGTATCAAAACTCGGAAAACATGCATACTTCACAGACTCTTTGTCGTATAATGTACGTATGTATTCGATATCTTCCGTAGTAGTTCGACGTAATCGACACGCGTGACTCGATGTGGAATCGTCCACATGTTTGAAATAATATCGCGCTTTACATATGTAATTAAATGGAAGTGGTTTTTGTTCAATTTTATATATGTACGTTTTGTGATCACCGATAAAGGAATGTTTGAGCAATTGTGATATGAGCACAGGTGCATAGTTTTTGTTTCTATGACCCTTATGAACACATAACATATCAACATATTGTGAATGAAGTGGAATACCACGCACGTGTAAACGATATGGTTTCGAAATAATGTTACCCGTGAGTGTATCATTTTGAAAGAGATTTATGATATTGTTTCGTGTCATGTATGGAAAGTTCAAAACCCATGAAATAAAATGTGAATCGTATCTGTAATCCTTGACATAATGCCTACTCAAAAAATCGGCGAGTGTTCTGTGAAATGCATGTTTCAGTGGCTCCACCGTAACGATTCTATCAGGGTTCTTTACATCTATGGGTTGTGGGTGTGTATGCGAAATCATACCCTCACAACGCAACGCATCGCGTGAAACTGGTTGATGACCCCAAAACATATGTTTCTTTCTTCGAAATACAAACACGACAATGACCAACGCTATAAGAACCCAACCAAGCATTATCTTGTGTTACACCGACACAAAAAAATCATAACTTTTCCTCGTCGATGATCATTCTTCGAACTTCTTCATACATGACAGCCAAAAGTGCAAACTTGTACGCTAAAAATCCAACAAACGTCGCACCGTAATCAAAATCGAATGCGAATGGTGCGTGATTCCACATCGTTTCAAAAATAGCCGTACCGACGGGTGTGAGTAACTGTTTCTGAAAAGGTGACGGATATTCGATGGTATCGACGCGTTGTGCGAGAAGATTAATGTACGCCAACGAACTCGCGACCCCGAGTGTTGCCGAGACGCCTTCTTCGGCGCCGTGTGTGATGAAATACATGGACGTGATCGCCGTGCCATAGCCGAGCGTCGTCTGGTTGATTTTGCGTTTGAGTTTCTCATAGTCGCTCTTCGGTGGTACGACCGCGTTATGAATGTGCCACGCTATCTTCATTAATGTCCTTGGGTGTAGTTTCCTTAAATTGGTTTTGAATGAATTCTACATATTTTAATTCCTTTTCAATGAGGATACACGATCGTCCCGTATTGACACACGCGCGTCCCATGGATCCACTCCCGGCGAAACAATCAAGCACGAGATCGCCTTCATCCGTCGTGTGACGAATGATATTCTCTAAAAGATCGATGGGTTTGGGTGTGATGTGTACCTCGTTACGTTTTGCCATGTCGTAATTCCATACACAATGATCAGTCTTTTGATTGTTAAACTTTGGTACGATATCGTCATACGTGAGTCCTAAAAACTTTTCAATGGGTTTAATCGTATCGCGCGTTGGCATATTCTTCCCAGTCTCTATGTTTGAGTACCATCCAGTCAAACCACCCGTTCTCGAAAGGATCTCGCGCGAGATGTCGAGTTGTTTGACACCGAGCTCTTGACGACGCGCGCGAATGCGTTCGGAATTGTCGAATGTATAAAAGAGTATGTATTCACACATCTTGTTCCAATTATGCATATCATTCTTCACGACGTAACCATCGAGATACCCTTTCTTTGATGAACCGACAAACCGTTTATTCCATGTGATCATGTTTCGAAACACGAGTGATGTATTCTTTTTAATTGAAAGCATGAGTTCACATATCTGTTCCATATCATTGTGGAAAAACATAAAAGTTCCGTTTCGTTTCATCTTCTTTTCAAGTTTTTGTACGATAGTCGTGAACCATTCGACATAGTTATCGATGGTATCCCACGTATCTTTTCCTATATTATAAGGTGGATCTATACACACGAGTTGTATACTCGCATCTTCAACGATATCGAGTTTTTCTAAGCAGTCACCATGATGAATGTGTACTACCATTACATAAGAATGCACTAGACTTTTTAAGTTCCATAACGGCCGATGCGTACGAGATCCTCCCGAAATTGTGTTGAATCGAAACGATTTTCACCCACGAGACGATTCCCTTTACGCGTCATCAAAAACACATTCATACCCCGTATCGTGAATCGATGTTCACATCGACAGTCGAGATGACCGATCTCGATTCCATCTTCATTTTCCCGTGCATTGAGTCCAATCATGTGCATGGTGATTGGATCACCCGTGACTGGGCACACGAGAATACCGTCGCGGCACATATGAGGATACATGGTCGACATGTGTATCCAGTGGTGTTCAAATGTCGGGTGTTCGAATCCTTCACCCTTGACTTTTTGAATGTATGTGTGAATGTCTATGAGACACGTCGCCATGCCTTCGGGTGTCGTGGAATTCGCCACCGGCACCGCCACCTTTGAGAGTCCGAGTTTTTTGAAGAGTGACGTGGTCTTCTTACTGAGTCGGATGGGAAACAATCGAGAGATTCGATTCTTCAAAGGTCCTTCAGATTCACCTTCACTCACGGTGATATAATTGAGTTTCGAACACGCGCATGGATAATTCCCAACACATTTCCCCTCGTGACCCTTCGGAAGAACACACAAAGGTTTTCGAACGACAAAATCTTCGAGTCGGTCCCCGACGTGACATTCGAGCTTTTCGAACGCATCCGTCACGGTTTTTTGTTTTGGACCACCCATCGAAACTTCTTGAAGACAAAATCGTTCGGTGTAATATGGATAGACGGAGAGTTTCCAATCATGGTGATCGTTTTCGGCGAGCACGAGCTCTGGTTGATCGAGGAGGCGCATACTTGTTGTACATTTGTCCACAAGCTTTATAAAGCTTAGGTTCGCGAATATCATAGAAACATGAAAGTCAAAAAGCTCGCGTATGAAGCGCGGCTCCCGACTCGTGGATCTGGTGGCGCTGTTGGTTATGATTTGTATAGCATTGATACAGTCGTAATCCCACCCAAACACCGTGCGCTTCTGTCTACCGGTATCGCGGTAGTGCTTCCGCCGGGTGTGTATGGTCGCGTTGCACCGAGATCTAGTCTCGCACTGAAATATGGTATTCAAGTCGGTGCGGGTGTCATCGATCCGGATTATACGGGTGAAGTTAAGGTCATACTCTTCAATCACGGACACGCTGATTTTGAAGTAAACAAAGGTGATCGTATCGCGCAACTCATTCTTGAGAAATGCGATACACCAGAAGTTGTCGAAATTGGTTTCCTCGAGGAGACCGAGAGAGGTGCGGGTGGTTTTGGGTCTACGGGTGCCTAAGTCATGAAACTCCATCTAAAAGTAAACATAAACATGCTCGCACAAATTTCCTTCGATCCCACGTCTGTCGATTATACGGACGCCAAAGTCACTCGAGCCATTATTAAGGATTGGCATGGAGATTTTGTCATCGATGATAAGGATGTAAGTTTCCAAGACCTTCGAAAGATGATATTCCAGTGCATAGAGACAGAAACGTTACTGTCTGGGATGTTTCCATCCATCACCGATGACCCGCGGAAGGGAATGTCATTTCGAAAGAATGAATTCTGTGGGTGGATGTGTAGAGCCAATTACAAGTACGATGACGGTGAGTGTATTTATTTGTACATACGAAACTCGAGTGCGAACGAGGTCATGCGTGACGTCATCAAGGCTCTCGATGGCGACACGTGGGCGGAACGTGCATTTAAGTTTATGGCGCGAATTGATATTCGCTTAGCCGATGGAAGAAAGATCAGACTAGAAGTTTAATAACTATTGTACCACAAATCTTCCGCCACGGGCATAAATAAAATATCTTTTCGCATCGCCATCCACAATTTTGCATGATCGATATTTGGATAGGACCATAACATCCACCTCTCCCAATATTCGGTTGAATACCAATCGTCCCAATCCTCGCGTGTACTGTGATCAATCATGAGCATACCCCGATGGATTTCGTGTATGTCCGTCTCCAGTTGTAGTTTCTCTGGAACAATAGCACCCTTCTCGATGAGATGTGTACGCATGCGTCGAGAATCGTGGTGATCCGTGTAATGTTCAACACCAACCTGTCCAAAGTTAATACTTTTCTTATTTGGGAGAATCACTCTGTACTTATGAGCTGGGCACAGGCTTGGAGTAAGTACAACGCGCATTATACTGTACTTCATCAATAATTTTATGTGTTCTTCGCGCGTCTGAGAATGACAAAGTTAAGATCTCCTTTCTTCACATTAGCACGGGTCATTGGATTTTTGAACAATACCATATTACCATTTGCGTTGAGAGCACTTGTCATAGACATCCGTGCCAATTTACGGAAAGAGTTTGGTGTGAGATACAGTTTGTTAATTTTCACAGCCTTTTGTGCATTATTCATATTTTCGAGAGTGATTGGATCCCGTGGAAAGTTTTTTACATTCATGTTTTTCCAAGGAATCTTATTTGATGTATTATTTTTTACCTTGTTTTGGTTTTGTGTGTAGTTGGATGTATTTGGTCTATTGTTCCCAAAGTTGAGTCGGCGTGCGAGCCCCGCATTTACGAAAGACATGCGCGCTCTACGCATACGCCTAAGATTGTTGGGGTCAATCACGCGCGGTCTGTTTTGGCCAATGTTATTTTCATTTGTGTTTGAGTTGGAGTTGGTCCACACATAGTTGTGATTGTTTGAATTATTGATTCGTACCGCATTATTATTGGCTGGGTCTCTCATGGTATACAATTATTAAAGATTATATTTGTGAAATGTGTATGAAGACATACACATCCCATGACGGTATTCAAATCAAGGTGGGTGAAGGTGCCAAGGAGAATGATGATTTGACCCTTTCGAGTTACCCGAGGGAGTGGTGGTTGCACGTTGACGGAGGTCCGGGTGCCCATGTGATTGTGTGCCACGAAGAAGATGTCCTTCCCAAAGAGACAAAGAGAGACGCAGCTCTACTCGCGATCCATCATAGTAAGACTGGGAATGTAAAGATGACCAGAGTCAATATCGTGCGCGTTGGTCAAGTGATGAAATGTGATAGACTGAAGAATCACGGACAGGTATACTTGGATGGTGAGGTCATGCAACTCACGGTGTTTCCGAATAAGGAAAAGGAAAGACTTGATAGGCTCTTAAAAAATAGAAGCACTTCATAATAAATATGCAACATCAAGATTGGAATCCTGTTGTCATTCACGGTAAGACGTTACCAAGTCAAAAAACAAAAGTGCCTCACCGTGAAGTTACACAAGCTCAAAAGTTGGATCAAACGGAATTGGGAACCCACGAAAAAGTGTCACTCTCGGTTGCGAAGACGATTCAACAAGCGCGCATCGCTAAAGGTTTCAAAACACAAAAAGATTTAGCCGTAGCTGTGGGTGTTCCAGCAAATGTCATCAACTCATATGAGTCTGGGAAGGCTATCCCGGATAACGCGATCCTCCAAAAGTTACGCAAAGTCCTCGGGGTAAGACTCAAATAGTCTGATACATTTTACAAACATACCTAAAGTATACATGCATAAAAAATATAAGATGAACTTTTATAAGAAGGAACTGATAGCCAATCACATCAAACTTGCTTATAAAGTTTCAAATGAAGTATACTATAAAACGTACCCACGACAACGTGGTATACATACGAAAAAGGATATAAATAGCGTGGGACTACACGGTCTCGTTCGGGCGGCTCAAAAGTTTAACCCGGACATGGGTTTCAAATTTACCACGTATGCATATCCATGGATTTATTGGAGTTGTAAAAATTGTTTGAGTAGAACAACTACATATGACGAACTTCAGTTCTATGACATCCCGTCATACTATGACAAAGAATATGACATTCTCTTAGATGATCTTGATGATGTAAGTCGATACATCCTTAAAAACTATTACGGAAAGTGTCTCACATTGAAAGCTATGTCTAAAGAATTGGGTGTGAGTGTAAATACAGTAATCGCGTGGCGAGACAAGGCACTCCTTACAATCAATTAAAGATGTCACACGTGTAATACAAAATGGCGCTCAAAAAGGAAGAAGTCACATCCCGCGAGAGTCCAGATGCGATGGACAAGCGCATGTTCGAAGCCAAGTTGGCTGCGATGGATAAGGCTATGAAAGGCGAAAAGATTCGCTACAAGTCCAAACGAGACCCCGAGAGATTCTTGGATTTCTTGGAGTATCGATTGAAGATTTGGGAAAAGCTTCAAGATGAGACATTCTACGCGAAGCGAATGTATGAAAAGACGAAGGAAGTCA